TATATTTAAAAATTCTAAAGCAGAACTTATTGCTATATTTGAAGTTAATACTTTATTAAACACTCGAAAATTAGTTTTCTTATCCACTCGATCTAAAGGTAGAATATCAGATCACGATGGTGCTGATGTTGGCCTATTAACTAAAAATTACGACAATAATAACGATGTTATTGGATTGATGTCTGGTAAAATTCCATGTAGTCCTTATTTAAAACCTCAAAGCTATATTGGGTTCACCTATAAAGAACAAGGCACACAATTTATGTGTCGTATAAGTGTACCGGTTGAACCTGGTATGTTTATAGGACAAATAAGCGTGGGTTGGAAAGAAGAACCCGAAGATTTAGAAAATGCGCAAACAGTAATGGTAGTTGCTTCAAATTTATTGTATAACAAAAAACAGTAAAATGAAAAAATTAGGCATACTTGGCGGAATGGGGCCAGCAGCATCTGCAGAATTTATAACTAGAATAATTAGTAAAACGCCCGCAAATTGTGATCAAGATCATATCCCATTTGTATTGTGGAATGAACCTCGCATCCCGGATCGCAGTACCAGTATGCAAAGCGGCAATGATTTACCGCTACCTTGGTTACAAGAAGGTATAAAAGGACTAAAACACGCAGGTTGCGATCGTATTGTTATACCTTGCAATTCTGCACATTTTTGGTACTCGCAATTATCTAAATTAGGTGTGCCTATTTTACATATTGTGGATAGTGTTGCTGAAGAATTAAAAAGTTTAAATCTTTCAGATAAAAAAATAGGAATTTTAGGTACTCAAGGAACAATTGAATCTGGATTATATCAATATCACTTAAATCGTCTAGGCTGGGAGTGTATTGTACCATGTAAAGAAGAAATGGTGGGACTTGTTACCCCTGCTATTAATTTAATTAAGGCAAATAAATTTAGAGAACCTCAAATGTTACTAATGAGAGCAATGCATAGTTTAATAGACAGAGGCGCAGAAGCCATTGTGCTTGGTTGCACGGAGTTACCGTTGGTAATTCGATTAAGTAGCGAAGAAGGCATACCGATAGTCAATAGTATTGACAGTTTAGTCAATATTGTGGTAAAAACCTATAAAGCTTGACTATTTTCGTAAAAATCTCGGCATTTTAGAAGTTCTTTAGCCCAATTATCACGTTTTTCGACAAAAACTTGCGGATCTTCGCCTTCAACTGCTATAAGTACTACCAATTTGTTGATAGGTACGCCGGTTCTTTCTTCATACATAATGGCATAAGCAGCACATTGCATAAAATAACTACTAATCCATTCTTTTTTCTTCAATTTGCTTGAAGTTTTAAAATCAATGACTGCCAGTTTTCCTTCGTACTCACCTATACAGTCAACTGTGCCTGCTAACCGCAAATAATCCGAGTAAAGTTTTTGTTCCTGCACATGGATGTTGTCAATTTTGTGCAATTCAGGCAAAATACTTGTGAATAGTTCTTTTTGAATAAAAGACATTTCATCTATAGCATTAACATTGTTTAGATAATTTTCTACGTATGCGTGTAATTTTGTTCCTCGGCTTGCTGCAGCCTTAGAAATTTTATTTGCCTGCTCTTCCCCTACTTTTTTGCGCCATTCTAGTAAACCTTGTTTACTTTGCGCACTTAAAATAGTAGTGATTGAAGGATATTTGTTACCAGATGGTGTCTTATAAAATCTTACACCATCTTCTTGCGTAATTTGCTCTAATGTTTCGAATGTGTTCACATTTACATGATTAAAGATCATTGTTTACCTTAATAATTTATTTAATTCTTCACACGACTGAAATGCATCGTTATATAATGTATCTCTAAGTATTAAATGGTCGGATACTTTTCCAATTGGCATAGTTGGTGATATATTTAACGGAATATGAAACCGTTTCATTTTTTCTGCAAGCGCAGTTGAAGATATCTGATAAACGCCGTTTTCTAATGATTGCAATTCTATTGTATGCATCTTAAATGAGGCTATATCAATTAATCTTTTCTCGCTTTTAATACAAGAAGAGATTTCTTCGTCAGTTAATTCTTCAACGCGTTTCATGCTCGTAAAAGTTCATTTAATTTATGACCAGCTTCACATACTTTATCATAATACGTATTAAATTCTGTTTCCCATTCAGCAGTATGTTCGGCTGAGGTAAATGTATTTGAAATCTCTTTGCAATACGTTGCCGCAGTATGACCATCGGAAATAAGATATCCTTGATTTCCATTGCCATCATAGTTAGGAATCAAAAGTTGTGTTGACAATGCAATTCTTTTAAATCTTTCAAGATCAATACCTTCGGTCAAGCAACCTTGAATTTGTTCGTCGGTTAAATTTTCCATCATTGACATTTTTTATCCTTGTAAAATATCTATTGCGTGATTATAATGTTTAATCCTGTCATCAAGACCAATAAAACCACCATTAATTTTCTTTGTCATCATTTTAATGTCTTGTGCATCAGCAAGTTCATTTAATTTATTTGCATTCCAGAACCAACATGCTGAGTTTAACGCATAGTAGGGTTGCACTAGAATATCAGGTTGTTCTAATAATGTATGATCGTCAAAAAACGCTTCAGAACATTTTGTATAGTTATGTTTACCGGTCAATTGAATAAGACCGCGCCCCCTAAACTTCCAACCTTCGCCGCTTGCCTCATCTCCGTTACCCATCCTATTTGCGTAGACTTTGTTAGCAATCTTTTCAGCTTGCCTTGCATACTGTTTTGCAATATCCGCATTAGGAAAATACTTACCAAAGATCTTTTGTAGACCATCTGCACTATAGTTCAGGTTCTCTTGCATAACTGTAAATCCGCCAGACTCATGCGCGCACTGCGCAATAAATGCCGATACCCGAGCAATATCATTAATTCCATACTGAGGTAAGGTCTCCACCATTGCGTCATACCACTCAGTAACATTTTTTACTTTGGGTAATAGGTGGTGTAATTGTTCTTCTGTGAAATCGAAATCAAATCCGTCAGCCATTTTTTATCCTTTATTTTTGATAGCACGTTCTTTCTCTTGTTACTGTGCCATCAGATTGTTGTATTTCTTTCCACGGAGTACATTCCATAGTTTGTTCTATAACTATATTTGGTTGTTGAACAATTACAGTATTTGTACGAGATTTATTTAATTCATATCCAATAACACCCCCAATAATTAAAGGTGCAACCCATCTGTCGTGACTATAATAATGACCGTGTCTAGAATGCCAATGCGTATACTGAGCAGAAGCAGTAATTGAAAATAATGATGCTACAATAAAAAATAAGAATTTTTTCATCTTTCCTCCGGTAAAAAAGAGCCGAATTATTAGCCCGGCTCTTATATTTATATTAAGTACAATACCTTGTTTCGTAATCTAATCTTGCTAAAATGTATTCTTTTACAATAGCAGATCTTACAATATCATCCACGCCGAATTCGAATGTTTTAAATGAGGGCATCATATCGGCGATTGCCATGAACTTTTTGAGTCCAGACATGTCTGTTTTTCTGTATAAATCTGTTTGTCTAAAGTCTCCACAAAATACAATTTTGGATCGATTTCCTACTCTTGTAATAACGGAATTTAATTCCATGTCTGTCATATTTTGGCATTCATCTACGATAATAATAGAATCTTCTAAAGTAATACCTCTGACAAACGACGTTATTAAAAACTTAATTGCTCCTTGTTCTTCTAATCTTTGATACGAGTCATGTCTTCCGAAAAGATCTTGACAAACTTCGACATACGGTTCGGTGTAAACCTCTGTCTTTTCTTTTTCGTCTCCTGGTAAATGACCAATTTCCCTACTAGGTACTGCTGATCTAACTATGATTACCCGCTTGAAAGGATTTGACTTATCAAGCACTTCTTCTAAAGCATGATATAAAGCAATAAAAGTTTTTCCTGTGCCTGCTACCCCATGGAGTAACATTATACTGGAATCTTCGTATGCGTCAAAAAATAGTTTCTGGTTGTCCGTTAATGGCTCTATTACTTTCATATCATCTAGTCGTAACCTTAAGCGATTGTTTGCTAAAGTTATTTGTGGTTGATCTGGCTGTAAATGAGTATTATTTTTAGACTTTGCCATGTATGCCCTCTTAAAGAAAAAGGAGGACAAATAGACTTTCGTCTATTCATTCCTCCGTGGGGTTAAAGTTATTGGAAGCATTTATCGTCTACTTAGTTTGTCTGCCAAGTTACTCTTATAATTATTTGAGTGAATCTTAGACAAGACTTCGTTAAAACCACCATCTGGTTTAGTGACTCCTAGACGTACAGAGTCTCCTAGTACAGGTGCACTAGTGATGTGGTTCTCGTGATTTGTTGATTGACAGGATGGGCATTGTTGTTCTGCTCTTACCTCATACCGGCAGAGTACGTTGAACATTGTATCACAATCGTTGCATTTTAATGTATAACTAGGCATATGTAAACCATTCAGGTGTTTGTCTTTTTTTCCAGGATGCTAGATGCTTTTTTGCACCAACATAATAATTTATATATGATCTGACGGAATTCCCGGATACCTTAAATTCATCTGGCATTGCAGGAGTAGGTTCTGTAAATCCTACGCCTTTAGGTATATGTGTTGGGGGTATTGACAATGCGTCAATTAATCGCGCAGTAGCGTGTATTCTACCATATCTATAAGTATATTCGTTTAATACTGCAATGAATAATTTATATAACCATTCATAATTTTCATATGAATGTCTTACCCAAATAGCCGAGGGATGATTGATGTGAGTAGTAGCGTAAAGATTGGTGTTGCGGTTATCGGCAAGTAAGTATATTTTCTTTTTACGACCAGACGGACTCTGGCCGTCGATAAGAACCCCATCGAGAACCCGATGAGCGGTTGAGAGTAATTGCGCATATTCAAGTATCATTTTTACAACGTGTTTATCGTTGTGTAGTTCAGCACAAGTTTTAGGATCATTATGTAGGTAAAATATATTCATGTTTCAAATTTTTCAACAGCGTTAAGAATTTCAATGTATGTAAATTTTGCGGAGTTTGAAAATATGTCAGAAGTAGATGCTTTAGTTAATGCTGATAAAACTATTTCCGAATCACAATTTTCTAATGTGGATGCTGTTATTTTGTATGAAAACAAACTAAATATATTGACTGCTAAAACAGTAAGAAATATTTCCTCATCCGTATACAATGGAATTTTATAAACAATTCTTTTTTCCGGAAATCTAAAAATTTTAGCGTTCATAAAGAGGTCCTTCTCTTTATATATTATTTTTACGTTCTAGTTCTTTCCATGCTTCTTCTTCTTCAGGCGTAACTTCTGGCATCTTTTTTATAGTCCATGAGCCATTTCCGTTATCGGCCCAATCTAAAAGATCTCCCTCTTTCCAGCCTGCTTCTTCAAGCATTCTTTCGGGCAATGGTAATATTAAATCGTCACCATCTTCAATTAGTGTAACAATATAACTATTTGATTCGTTTGCTAGAGTCTGCTTCATTTTTGTCCTCTCGCATTTCAATAAATGTGGGTAAGAATAGACGTTCTACTCCATCGCCTCGATCTTTAATTCGTGCATTATACTTAACAGTTACGATTTTACCGTTTGTATATTTTTTAGTATATTCTTTACGTTGTTCATCCGAATATCCGGAGCCAACATTAACTTGAATTAGTCCATCAGATGATTCGCAAACTAATGCGCCCAATCGACCAACGTTTTTGCCTGTGCCTTCTTCCCAACCAACAACGACAAGATCACACTCCAATTCACCTTTGAATTTAATTTGTTCCTTAGAACGCTTATCTTCCCAGATGTTTGTTTTAGATTTAAGTATAGTACCTTCTTGGCCGTCAGCTAAGAATTTCTCAAAAATGGTTTGAGCTTCAAGTTGCGTGTTAATTTCTTTGGTCCATACGATATCTACAAGATGCCCAATAGCAGATACACCTTTTAGGAAATCTATATTCTGCATTAATTTCATAAAGCGTTCGTTGTAAGGTATTTTATATACGCCTGCTTGAAATCCTGTAAATGGAATAGCATCCCACAATGTTACCCTCACCATAGATGCTTCTTTATCTGACATTGTACCTTTAACGCCTTTGCTTAAGATACCATTGCCTGTTTTACGATCAAGCGGTTTGCCTGCAGAATCTACTACAAGTAATTCACCGTCAAACACATAATCGGCGCCATAAAGATCAGCCAATTTGAGTAAAGCGTCACTAAACAACTTACTTGGAATATTAAGTTCTTTGCCATTGCGGCTCCTATATTCTACTATACCATTGCGAACAATTGCGTTAAAACGCATGCCATCTAATTTTAGTTGACAATATGCTGGGAATTTAATTTTGTCAACGAGTTTTTGGTCGAATCCAGAAGCCAACATAACTGGGTATGTTGAAACAAGCTGCGGCCAGATTTTATTGGCTGTTGCTTCACTAACCCCGCATCGAAGGTCTTTCTTGATAATTTTTTCAATAACACCGGCATCTGCTTCATATAAGCTTTCCAATACATTAGTTAATAATTCAATCGCCGCATTGCCTGTTACATTGCGGGTGGCGAATTCATTTTGGATTGTATCCATTGCCCAAGCTAAAGTTCTTGATCCTTTTGCTTTTTTATTGTATACAGGAATTTTACGGATGTAAAAACTAATTAGCGGATCTAAAGCAAGCTTGATTACTTGTTGTAATTCTTTGTTGTCTTTATTTGCAGTAAGAATTGCTTCTTTTGCAAGACGGGAATTGTCAGAAGCGAGTGAATCAAAAATTGTAGATATTGAAGCCATTTGAGTTTCCTTATTTTCTAATCTTTATTATAACAGAAAATAGTATCCTTGTCAAGCATACGGGTATTATGCTTAATTTTTAAGCAAAAAATGGATGTTCTTCGGATTGGACATTAAAAGTCACACTCTTGTATCTGTGCGGATCACTTGAAACTTTTTTCTTAGCATTTTCAATATCTTCTAATTTGGCATAAACGCCAATGATTGATTGCTTTTTATTGCGACCAATTTTATCTCGCCAAGTTGCTTCAAGGATATATCGGATCATGCTGTTTTACTATTCATTGTTGTTGAGTTTGTAATTGTCTCATACATTGTTTCAAACTCTTCGTGCTCTTCAATTTCTTTGCTGAAATTTTGTTTGTGATATACTTTAGCCATACGACGGAAAGTCTTTTTGCTAAGTTCTTGTTTCTCACAAATATCTTTAATAGCTTCACGAATGAATTCGCGCTCACCTTCCATGCGAGCCATACTATTTGAGATTTCTTTCATGCATTCTAAAATTGCTTTACGATCTGCGGGATTGGATGGGATACCTGCCATAATTTATTTCCTTTCAATATCATCTTCAATACAATTATCGCCATACTGGATTTCGATAATCTTC